ATTTTGGTGCTTCTTCCACCATGAAATTTTCATCCCATTTAAATGCCTCTCTTACTACATCTTTCGATAAACCTTTATATACTTGATGTAATCTTTTATCTTTTGCAGCACACAATAATTCTGCTTCACTTTCATGAAGACCTTCACATATTTGAATAAACATGTTTTCTTTTTGATGTTGGGTTGTATCATTGTCTGCACCTTTAATAAAGTGATACAATTTTCTTGCTTCACTTTGAAGAACAGTATGTTCTGTTCCCATAGGAGCATCATTTTTTTTGTATGGTACATCACCTGTTGGTATGACCCATTCTATTTTTGGGTCAAAAGATGATTTTAATACCATTCTTAATGAACTGTTATCATTAATAACTAGTATTGCTATTTTCTCTGATTTTGTTTTTGCCTTATGTACTTTATCAAGTACTTCTGAAAACAATAATGTTACATTATTTGCCATTTTAAAATTCTCCAATTTGTTCAGTTAGACTTTTCAGTCTTTTATCTATAAAATAATTTAATAGTTTACTTCTGTCACCACAAGTAGCACTCTTAAAATCATCTAAGATATCGCCTTCTAATTTTTCTGGTATATTATCCAAATTAATTAGTTTGTCATTCCTTTGATAATTTCTTTTCACTTCATCATTTAAATCATCAATGTCTTGAGCCATTATACTCTGCATCTTCTTAGATGTCAAGGGTCTTTGCCTTAATTCATCTGTAAAAGTATGGTCGGGTGATAGTACATTTGGTACGCCATCTGACTTATCACCTTTTAGTATATGTTCTTTTATATAGACAACTGCGTCAACACCATTTATGTGTTTTTTCGTAATTGGACTATACTGTTTTACATTCTCATACTTTTGTAATTGTATAAAGTCTTTATCACCCGATACAATCATAATCTTTTCACTTTGATAATGTTTACATAATATTGCAATCACATCATCTGCTTCTGCCCCATAAGTTTCAACAACTTTGTAGGGTAAAAATTCTTTTATTTCATCTTTGATTTGATTTAGAACTCCAAATATAGAATCCCAATCTTTGCCATCTGATTCTCTACTTTTTCTACGACTATGTTTATATTGTGGAAATATTTCTCTACGCCAATATGCTCTTGAATCATAAGTAAGAACTATTTCACCATAGTCTTCATTGAACATTGTTCTATACATTCGTACAGAATTTAATATCATATGTCTGACCATTTCTTCATCTAACTCACCTTTATTCATGTGCAAGTGCATCATTAAAGATGCTAAAGAGATTTGATTCATATCTACTAATATCATATTAAATTCCGTTTAGAAAGGGTGACCCGAAAGTCACCCCACTAATTCTTAAATAATTAAGAAGCGAATTGTACGCCATTACCATAAAGTGCTTTGATTCCAGCAGCGATAATTGTTTTATCAGCTCTGCCGTTCATTAGTACAGCACCTACACCAGCATTAATAATTGCTTGTGTTGGTTCACCCATACGATATGATGTTCCACTAGCAGTTTTGTTAGTATAAATCATATAACCTTGACTTCTTAATTTGTCCACCATTGCTTGTGGTGAAGTTAAGTCAAATGTTGTTCTTAATTGTGTCCAAGTGACTGTATCGCCTCTTTCAAACGCATTAATTACTCTTTGTGTTTTTGATAGTTTCTTTCTACCCATATTATAATCTCCTGTGATTATTATTGTTTGTAACTAAGTTAGAGCCTCGTATAGTCATATCGGCTATTACATTATTGTAATTCGTTTTAATCTTTTTCTTCATCATCATCTTTACCATGAAGTTTTTCTGTTCTCATATTATGTAAAGAACCTTTACTTTCATCATCTTTATTCCAATTTGTGATATTTTCTAATTCTGTGTCTGGTTCAAATGCTATCTCTGTTTGATTATCATCTTTAATATCTTCTGCCATGTCAACCAATTCTGCTAGTAGAGGTGCATCAAATTTTGAATAAAATACATCTGTACCATCTTCTGCTTGAGTGGGTGATGGTGCCATTATATTATCAAGTAATCCTTGTATAATATGTGGTAACTTTTCTTGTCTTGATAAAACACCTTTAACTGTTTCTGATAAAAATCCAATATCTAAACTAAATTTTTCATCTGTAATATCATAATTATATTCACTAATTGTATGAATTAATTGTATCATAATTTTTTCAGTTATGACTTCGATTCTGTCAAGTTTGTCTTGCATCATCTTGTGAGTATTATTTTTATCTAAAGCTTTATCTAACTTTTTCTTAACCCACTCACCATTGTTTTCTACAGGGGTTTTACCCCAAGGGCCAATAACTACATTGTCTTTTTCATCTGTCATGATATAATCTTTTTCTCAACTGGTACTATTGCACCAATGTAATTTAAATAGTTATCTCTAATATCTGCCTTAGGTTCGTTAACTGTTATTATATTTTCTTCTTTAATATCAAATTCCTCATTCTCTGCGAATGGTATAAAAGGTGAGAAATATAATTTACTCTCTTGACTTGCACTAGGGTTCTGAGCCATCGGTATAAGTACAAAAGGTTTTTTTATTGTAGTAACTGTTTTAACATTATCTTCATAATCTTGATTAGTCACTTCTGCTACAATGTCTTCGCCTGTAGTAAGGCGTAATAATTTTACATCTGTCATATTTTATCTTCCTGTTTTCTTTCTATAATTTTTATTGTAATTGTGTACCCCTGGTGTTTCTCTAAGTTTCCTTAGCCATCTTTGTTTACCAGCAGCTTTTGATAATCTTTTCTTTTCACTTTTTTTTGTGTAATGTTGTCTTTCTCTTGCTTCATTTAAAATATCTGCTTTAAGAATTTTCTTTTTGAATATTCGTAATGCCTTAGTGATATCATCACCATGAACTTTTACACCTAAACCAGATACTTTTTCTTCTGGTAGTTTTTTCTTAAAAGTTTTCTTTTGTTCGTAATTATTAACTGAAAACTTTTGTCTAGGTTTACCCGAACTTCCTTTCATTAAAATTCCTCTTTGTATATTTGGTCAGTAATTTTATAGACTACTGCCAAAGCATCATATTTATCTTCGAAACCTAGACACCCTAATGTTTCCAAATTAGTATCTAAAATTTCTAGTGCATCATCTTCTGTGATATCACCACCCATTAGTTTTTCGGCTGTGACTGATAAAATATTATCAGCCTCATCCATTAACATTCCTTTTAAAGCACCCATGATTAGGCAGCCTCCAACATAGCCATTGGTACAGAATATCTACGATTTCCTATCTCAACAGTACATCTTTTTTGTTTAATTTTGATAAGTGTACCCAACTCTTTTTTAGTCTTTTGAACTACATACACTTGTTGACCTTCTTTTAATGATGATTTTGCGTTCATCACTTGTACATCACGAATAAAATCTATCAGACTATTTAACTCTGATAAATCCATACTCATTATTTCTTTTCTCATACTCTCTTTCATATTTGACCTCTCATGTCATTTTTAATTTTATATAACCATTCTAACAGGTTGAAACAACTATTGTCAAGGGTTAATTTCTTAATGAGAATGATTCTCATTTGGGGGGTAACAGTTATGATTTACACAATCCATTGACTTTTGTCCTTGAATTAATAAATATAGATAACCCTCGTAATCTTCTCTCGTTTGTAATGGTGATAAGTCCATAGGGGTATCTGATTCTGATTTTTCCTCTATATAATCCTCTATTAGTAGATTTCCACTATCTATTTCTGGTTCTTGTGGTATTGATAATTGTATTATTTTACTCATATTTTCCTCTCTATTTGTGATTATGTAGCCATTATGACAGGTCGAACAAGTATTGTCAAGGTCTAATTTGGCCTTATTTTTGAGGGGTGTAAATGAGAATCATTCTCATTTAGGTTTGTAGATGGTGATGAGTTCTTCTTTTCCTTTGACTTTGATTTTATCAACTTCTACTGATTCTATACTTTTAAGTTTTTCCATAGTATAGGATGAATATAATGTGGATACTATGCCACCATTTTTCTCTTTGTAGTTTCTAGTTGCTGCTTCCAATCTGGCAGCTAAATTGACTGCATCTCCAATGACTGAATAATCGAATCTTGTATCACTACCCATATTACCAACTATGCATGTTCCTGTATTGACACCAGAGCCTATATTGATATCTGGTAGTCCTCTTTCTTTGAAATCTTCTTTCAGTCTTTCTGTTTCCTCTGCACATTCAATAGCAGTCTTGACCGCCATCTCTGCATGGTCTTCACAATCAAGTGGTGCATTCCAAAATGCCATAATACAGTCACCCATGTACTTATCAACTGTTCCACCATTCTCTAAAACAATCTTAGTCATACGATTCAGATAGTCATTGATAACTTCAACTAATCCCTCTGGGTCATCTTTGTTTTTATAGTATTCTGATATTGGTGTAAATCCTACAATGTCCATGAACAGAAAACTCATCTCTCTCCTTTCACCACCTAGTTTTAATTTACTTGGGTCTTTCTGTAACTCTGCAACTTGTCTTGGGTCTAGATATGTTTCAAACTGTTTTCTTATTTGTTGTTTTAATCTGAACTCTAATATAAATCTATTGAATATACTATGCATACCCACAATAGTAATTACAATAATTATCCAACTTACATCCGATAATATTAAATGTTGATTAA